ATGCTGCGTTGCAATCAACGTGCCGCTGATGGTTTGGTTGCCCGTCCATGTGTTTGCCTGATTCAGCCAACCATAGACGCCAGGGTGCTTTACATACGTGCGCTGGTCGGTGACGGTTATCACGCCGCCCGTTGTGATTGACACATTCGCAAGCGGGATGTCCCATGTGGTATTAGCCGTCTGAGTCATGGCCGGCGCTGACCCGCTGCCCTCACTGCCGGCAATGCGCGTAATGCGCACGGTCTGCGCACTCCACGAATAACGCAAAACAATGCGGTCGATGCGCGTTGCGCTGGCCGGCGTCGGAATGTTTACATTAACAGACGCATCATTCCCGTAATACACGCCGTAGTTAAGTGCCGCGCCGGTGTTCACTGCAACGTTAGGCGCGGCGGCAGTCACCGCCAGATTATTACCCACTCCATACAACACACCCTCGGCTGCTGTGTTTGTAATGAACGTTTCGCGGATAAACTGTTGAAAGTTTGCTGCGCTATAACCGGCAGAAGGCCCGTCGCCGGTGTTGTTGGTCGTGTGAAAGCGCGAGAATTCAGCCATTGTTTTTAGTCTCCATTTGGACTATAATCGTGTTTAGAGATGGGACACATAGACACGACAAAATCCGGCATTTACATGATCTTGAATGTTGTCAACCAAGCCCGCTATGTTGGCAGTGCGGCGCGTTGTTTGCGTCATCGACATTACGAGCATTGGTATTTGCTCAGAAACAACAAACACCGCACGCCACACCTTCAAGCGGCATGGAACAAATACGGCGAAAGTGCATTTGCATTTGTCCCCCTGCAAAATTGCGCACCGGAAGAATGTCTTACCCTTGAACAGCAATGGCTTGACAGATTCAAAGAATCCGGCATCGCTGTTTACAATGCGCGTTTGGTCGCTGCGTCTCAACTGGGCATGAAGCACACCGACGAAGCGCGGCGAAGAATGTCTATTGCTCTCACCGGCAAAAAGAAAACTATTTCCCCAGAAGGAATGGCACGCATTATTGCTGCCGTGCGATCTTTTGATCGTAAAGGGATGAACGCGCAAAAATTCACACTTGTTTCGCCTACTGGCGAGACAATCAACGGCAAAAACCTTTTGCAATTTGCGGTTGACAATCATTTGGATTTCAGCGCAATTGCAAAGGTTGTGCGTGGTGAACGCCCGTCGCACAAAGGCTACACTGCCCCAAAATCTCGCGCCGCATACCTTGCCAAACATCCACTCACCCGCCCCGCCAATCTTGCCAAAAAGTGTCTTGAGTGCGGCGGCGAATTTCACATTAAGCCATCCGAAACTAAGCGCCGCCGCTTTTGCTCCCGCGAATGCCGCGCCGCACATGACAAGCGCATCTATGCCGGTGCTGGGAATCCAAACTTCCGGCATGGCGGGCGCGTTGCGGGGGTTAAACGTGTTCGCCATCACAGGTAATCACACGCCAATAAAGCGCGTGTTGTATTGAATGTAAATCCGTGTATTTGCGTCAATGCTTGTGCCGGTTGCCGTGATGCTGTTCGCACCTGGCACAAGTCGCCACGTCGCAATGTTTGAATCGCTTGTGATCTGGCTAATGCGATTCGTGCTGGTTGAGTCGATTACTGTCTTGTAGCCGTAGCGCAAATCTATGGTGTAGGTCACGCCGCTACCGACAGTCGCGCCGGTAAAGTCCAGCTTGTCACCCGTCGCCGTGTTCGTCAGAATCAGGCCGGTCACAGGGCCGGTGACGTAGATAATGGGAAAGGTATCCCACGCATTCGCATCGCTCAGGTTGATGACTGCCGCGCCGTTGAGCGTTGACGCGCCAAAGGTCAGCGGGAACAGAACAGGGACAGGCATCGGCGTGCCGCCGCCGGTCTGCGCAAACTGCAATGAGCCGCCGTTCGGGTCATACCATGTAGGATCACTTGCGCGCAACTCAATCACATCTCGGAAGTTGTTTTTAAGCAGCGTTGATGTGCCGAGTGAAAGCCCGCCCGAAATGTGACAATCAATCTGCCGCTGTGTGCCATCGCCTAGCGTCCAGCACAGCTTTACGGCGTCCGTTCCTGGCTTGAGTAGTTGCAGCAATTCCTCACGCCGGCTGTGAAACTGCGCGGCAGTCGTGCCGTAGGCTTGCACGCTGATGCGCATCGTGCGCGGGTCGAGTCGAAAGCCCACATCGGTATCACCGTTTTGAAGCGGCCCGCGCTGCGTGAGACGACGAACCGGCGACATGCCGAATCCATCAAACTCGATCACGTGATACTTAACGAGGTCGCTAATGTCGAGCGTCGTTGCGCCGCGTATGAGTTGGAAGGTTTCGCCGTTCTGTGCCATTAGCGATTACTCCCGCCGAATAACATTGAAAGCATCCGAACAGTGTCTTCAAGGCTGCGGCCTGTGTTCTGTGCTATCTGTGCTGTGAGATTCCAGTTGTTTGTAATCATGTCGCCCACTGGCACGCCGCCGCGAATGTCAGAGCCAATCTGATTCCCAAACAACATGCCGGCCTGTGCCACGCCCGCATAGCCAATCAAGCTATTGCCGAGCGAACCAATGCCGCCGGCTTGCGCAAGCGATTGCGAATTGCCGCCGATGCCCAACAACCCGCCCAGCCCTGATCTATTCAGCGTGTCAATCAGCCGCGTGATGGTGTCGATGATTGAGCCGATGCCGTCTGCAATCTTGCCCACTGTCTCAACCACCGCCGGCCCCGACGTTTGCCAAAACTTGTCAAACGCGGTCAAGAGGTCGTTCCACTTGGGCAACAGCTTCTCACCCACTTCCAGCCGCACACTTTCTAAGTCCATTCTCAAGATGCGCTGCTGTTCGCTCATCTTCACCGCCGCGTCAACGCTGTCCTGACTCATTAGTTTGTTCAGGTCTTCGGTCTTTTGTATCCACTCAGGCAGTGTCTTTTGTGAATACACTTCCGCCAGCTTGCTCACATCTTTTGCATTCGCGCCGAATATGGCCGTTGCAAGGCCGGCTTTCTCGGTTGAATCCGGCAACTTATCCATTGCTTTGAAGATTGCGTCTAGCTGGTCTTCGGGCTTGAGTTTCTTCAACTCGTCAAAGTTCAACCCTAGCTTTTCAATGGCACGCACCGCCGGCGGCGCGGTCTGCGCGATCTGTGCCAACTGCCGGTCAAGTTCCTGCCCCAACGTTTGCACGCTTGCGATGTAGGATGCGTTGGCATCGTCGATGCGCTTCTGCGTGTCTTGCAAAATCTTGGCTTGCGCAATCGCGTTGTCTTCGATTTGTTCATCCAGCGCGGCCAGTGCGTTGGCGCGGTCTTCGGTGTAGCTCTTTGCCAGCTGGTCAAGCCGGCGTGATGATTCTTCCTGTATGCGCCCCGTCTGCTTTTGGTAGGCGGCCTGTTCTTTCTCAAGCGCAGCCTGTAACGCCTCAAGCCGCGTGTTGTTCTCTTGCTGAATGACGCCAGTCTGTTTTGAAAATTCGGCGTTCTCTGATTCGATGCGCTTCTGAATGTCGGCCAGCCGTTCAGCGTTGACGCGCTGCGCCTCGGCGTTCTCGCGTGCCAACTGGTCAGCCGTTGCCAATGCGCGCCGGCTGGATTCTTCAATCAGCGCGTTTGTCTGCCGCTGCGCGCTTTCAAGCGCGTCTTTCTCGCGCTTCTCTAGTTCGGCCTTGATCTCTGCCGTCTGCCGCGCATACTCAGCCGTTTCTTTGTCGATGCGCTCTTGAAGCCGTGCAAGGCGTTTATCAAATGCCGCCTGTTGCTTTGCTTCTTCATCCTCTGCGGCCTTGCGGATCTCTGCGGCTTTCTCGGCTTGCTGTTTGTTGAACGCATCCAGTTCAGCGCGAATCGCCCGCGCTTCAAATTCATTCGATGCGCGGTTGATGCGGTCTTGTGTGGCGATGCGCTTCTGTTCGCCGGATTCTTCCAGCGATTCAAGCCGCTGCGTGAGGCGTTCCTGCCGTTCTTCCTGCCGCTGCGCAAACGACTCGCGCAAATCCTCGATTGATTGCTCTGCGGCTTCGATCTTCTCCTGATACCGGCGTGCGAGGTCTTCACTGCGTTGCGCAGCGCGTTCCTGTGAATCGGCTATTTGATCGTCGCGCCGGCGTGCCAGCTCTACCAATCGCTCGTTTAAATGCCGCGCCGCTTCCGCTTGCCGTCGGTTGTATTCGTCGGTGCGTTCTTCCGCTTTGCGTTGGTAGTCGGCTTGCGTTTCGGCCAGCCGTTCCTGCAGGTCGCCAACCCGCGCCGTGTGGCGTTCTTCGTCGCGCTCTACGGTTTCGGTGCGCTGCTGGCTGGCTTCGATGATGCGCTGTTGCAACGACGCCACACGCTCGGCGTGCGATTCGTTCAGGTCTGCGAGGCGTTGATTTGTGGCGCGTTCAATCTCGGCGCGGCGCTCTGCGTTCTGCTCTGCCGCACGCTGTTCCTGTTGCGCGAATCGTTCCCGCGCTTCTGCCGTGTCTTCCGCAAGCCCTTGCAGCCGTTCTTCGCTGGCCGCTTTGATGTCGGCGATGCGCTTCTCGTTTTGTTCGATGAATGCCGCGACGCGCTGCTCGGCACGCTCACGCGCAAGCGCGGTGTCTTCTGCGGCCTTTTGCTGGATGATGTTGGCTTGATAGAAGATGCGCGCCTGATTCTGCGCCATCGCTTCTATTTCTTGCGTGCTGACGCCGGCAATCTCGCCAATCGTCGCAAGCGTGCTGGCATACTCAGCCGTGAGACCCGTCAGGCGTTGGATGCCGTCGATCTGTTCACCCCACTGCCGCTGCGCTTCAATTGCGCCAAGAGTGAATTCAACGACTTTACCAATGGCAATCGCAATCGCACCCAACACGCCAAGCGCCGCCGCCGCCGCAATTGCCACGCCGTTTAACGCGGCCTCAGCCGCTACGCCGCTTGCTGCAACGCCACCCAGACCTTGATTAACCTCATTGACGGTATCAGCAACATCCTTGATAGTCTGTTTGCCGCTAACGTCTTTGCCGGTTACAACGAGCTTGACTTCTTGCGTGTCGCCGTTTGCCATGATGTTAGGCCGGCTTTTGTTCCGGCATCAACGCGCTCACCGCTTTGATGTAATCATTTAATGAATACTTCTGCACGCGCTCACGCACGGCGTCTTTGTCGGTGTCAGTTGAGAAGAACACCAGCACATCAGCCAGCGCGAGAATGTCAGCCGATGCCGGCATTTGCCCTTTCTTCGCCGCTGATTCAACGCGCCGCAGCGCCGCCGTCATCGCTTCAAGCGATTGCAGAATGGCGAGGAAATCGGGCGCGTTTGCATCTGGCACGCGATACTCAAAATTCTCTTGCGTCATGCACTTGCCCCGCTATGCCGGCGCATCCACACGCACCGGCATAGCAACCGAAAGAAGGAGAAAGATGGGTTAGAACTCGCCGCGTGTCATGTCGCCACTTCCACTGCCGCTGATGGTGAATGCCACCGCGCCATTGCTGGGAATGGCGATGTTGTTGCTGCTCAGCACCATCGTGCCTTCGTAGTAGGGCTTCTTCGATGATGTGGTGATGCCGATCAAGGCAATCTTCACTTTCACCTGTGAAGCCGCATACAGGTCGGCCAGCACTTCATCGCTGTAGTCGTTGATGGTCGCAGTCGCAGCCGCGCCAGAGCCAGCGCCACCGCTGAACGACACAGTAGGCGCAGACGTGTAGCCGCTGCCCCAGTTGGTAATGACGATGTAGCGCACAGAGCCGGCGGTGTCGATCACAGCCGTAGCAGCCGCGCCCGAACCCGCACCGCCACTGAACGAAACAGTCGGTGCAGACGTGTAGCCCGTGCCGCCGTTCGTCACGGCAACGCGAGTCAAGCGGCCTGAGGTGAGGTCAAGATAAACCTGCCCCGACACAGACCATGACGAATAACCGGCGAGGGTTACATCGGCCTGGCCGTAGACCGGCACTTGGGTTGTCCCCTTCTGCTGGTTGACTGCCCAGTTCACCGCCATCTTGTCAAAGTCGAAATACGCCGTAGACGCCACTGTGTCAGCATCCGCCGGCGCAAGGTAGATTCGTGCATCTTTGCCTGAGATAAACATCTGTTTACTCCTGTTGTTACACTGCGCCTTCGATGGTGACGCGCAGCCCTATTTGCTCATAGCGGTAGTCTTGCCCGCCGAGTGAGGCCGGCCCGATGTCGGCATTTGTTCTGCCGGCATACTCAAGCCCTGTCCACCCCACTGCATTTACAGACGGTTGGCGTGTGGCGTTGTCTTTCACCCACGTTGCAATGGCCGCTTCAATGTCGTCTAATTTGTCCTCTGCGTCCGTCTCATCAAATCCATTCACAGAGTCCGAATACAACACAAACACATCCAGATTGATAAACAACGCATGCTTTTGCGTTGAATCGTTTTCAGCGCGATCACTGCCGGCGGATGAAACAACCACGACGGGCGACGCCCCGTTGAACGTTGCCACCTGCCCCGCATAGAGCGCGTTGGCATACGCCGGCACAAGCGCGGTTTCAAGGTCGCTGGCAATCGCAGCACGCCACAATTTCCGGTTGGCAACACTCACGGCGTCACCACGCCCCTGCGCAACACAGCCGCGCCTCTTGCGAGGGCCTCTGCGCCACGCTCACGCACCGCACGCGCATAGAACGCATGTTCGCCGCCGCGCCGATGCTCATACACGCCGTAGACGCTGGGCTTGTTGCCGGTGAGAGGGTTCACCGTGCCGGCGTCAATGTTGATCGTTGCCGTCGCTGTGCCGCTTGTCTCGCTGTAGTCGATGCGATGCGATGCGCGCAACGCCCCGCCGCCGCGCCCTGGCTCATGTGCGCGGGCATAGCGCCATCTGCCTGATTTGCTTTGGATGTAGCGCCCGACATGCGTTACAGCGATTGCATACCGCTGAAACTCTGCCGCCGTGACTTTCACAGCTTCACCAAGCGCACCCGAAGGCGTAAGCGCCGCATATCGTTCCTGATTGCGGGCTTGCAGTTCTTGGATGTTCTCGATGGTGACGCTAATCATCTTCGCAGGTTCTCAAGCAGGATGTGCAGGCGTTCAATCCTGCCCATCACGCCCCACGACAAGCGCACCACGCGCTTGACTGCCATTGCGCGCCCTGCATAGCGGCCGCTCTGCGGGGTCAGCTCGTCGCCGTCGGCAATGTCTACGTCGCCGTCTGTGAACGTCTGGAGCAGGTTGTAGGGTGAGTCCAGTCCGACGCGCTGCGCGGTTTCGATTGAAACCGGCGTAAGCGGCGCGACATGCACCAACGGCAAATGCTCTACCGCATCTCCGCGCTTGCCGCCGACCATTGCCGGCGGGCGTCGCGTCGATGCCTCAACGTTTAATTGCCGTGAGAATGTCGCGCTGCTCATCGTCATTCATCGCCCGCAGGATCTTCACGAGTGAAGCCGCCAGCGATCACGCCAGCGATCGCATTTGCATCGCCATGGCCATACGCATCGCGCAGCTCTTTTGCGCGGTGCGCCCACTTCCCGGCCACCTCGCCGGAGTCCTCGCGCAGCGGGCCGCTGCTGGTGTTCGCCACAGCAGCCCATTGCCGGCTCAACGCCTCGCACGCCGCAGCTGCAGCGCGCATCACCGAGCCTTCGCGGGTCAGCCACACTGCAAGCTCTTCATCTTCCAGGTTGCTGCCGTCCGGCCGAACGCCGGCGCCGTTCGTCACGTCGCCGACTTCCAGCCGGACCTTGCCGGTATCGGTGGCCAGGTTGTAGGTAAAGCTCATGGCCTCGTCTTAGCTCACTGTGCCATCCGCCCAGGAGGCGTTGCTGCGGTGTGCCACACCGTTGGTGCGATCCGGGCCGACACCCACGCCGAACTCCGTCCACAGGATCAGCGTGCCCAGTGGGTTCGCCGGCGACACGCCACCCGTTCGGGGATCGGGCATGCCCATGAAGTTCCAGCGAGCCGGCGCGCCCTTCTGCACGCGCACGCGCAGCGGGTTGCGCTGCGAGCCGGCGCCGTAGTTCTTGAACATGAACGTGTAGTTCGCCGGGAATCCCGGGGCGATGCGCACGCGCGCCATGGAGGCGGTGAGGTAGCCGATGTAGCCGCCGGCCAGGTTCACCGTGTTGCTCGATGCGCCATACTGGATCAGCGGATCTGTCGCTGCGATGAAGTCTGTGAAGCCACGGAAGGTCGCCTCATCTGTCTCGCTGATGAGCAGGTCGAACGGGCCCGCGTGGCCATGCTGCCGCAGGTTCTTCATGTTCGTCACCATCTGCGCAGAGGTCAGCGAAGAGCCGGCTGCCGCGTAGTGCTCGTGGCTGGTGTCGAACGTGGTGCCGTTGAACGCCGGCGGCGCATAGTCGACATTGGTGTTGGCTGCCGCCGTGGCGAAGCCCACCGAGTAGCCGCCGGTGCCCAGGCCGTTGGCCTTGCCGCTGTCGTCAGCGCGCTTGATCAGCCGGCCCAATGTGCGCTTGCGCGCAACGTCGCGGCACGCCTGCACGGCGTCGAGAATGTCGGCGTCGATCTGCGCGCTATACGCCTTGCGCAGGTAGTCCCACGTCCAGCGCAGCGCGTAGTCGGCTGCCTTCAACGGCAGCATGTGGCCATCCACCTCGGCGCGATTCGGATCGGGCCGGGTGTATTCGTCGTAATCGCTGAAGGCGTTCGGCGCGCCCATACGATATGAAACTTCGGGATTGTCCGTCACGCCGCCGATCAGGCCGCTGTAGAGCGGATCGGCGTTCAGTTCGGCGTTGAGTGCAGTCAGCGCGCCATCCAGCAGGCCGACCACCGTTTCAAACGTGGTGCCGTCCTGCAAAGTGAACTTGCGCAGCTCAGCTGCATCCACGCCCGTCCACACGACCAGGTCGCGGGAATCGCGTCCACCAAGAAGTGCCATTGTTGTTTTACTCCTGCCAAAAATGACTCACATCGCCACTAGGGGATGTAGCCAGGCTTGACAAACACGATGGATGCCGTCTCGGCGGTGCCCACCGCAACTTTGTAGGTCGAAGCCGTCTCCGTCGCCAGGCCGGCCGTGGTGTCGTCGGGGTAGATCGCAGCGCCAACGGTGCAGCCGGTATAGCCGCCCACCGGGCCGAACACCACCACCGGCACGACCTGCCCGGCGCTGGCTGCCTTCAAGGCGATACCCTTCACCAGCTTGTTGCCGGCGTTGCCATCGGCGAGCAAGACGCCATCGGCGCCATCGACCACAACCGCGCCTTCGGTCACGCCGCCGGTGCCCGCGGTCAGTCGACGGATGATTGCGCCCTCCAGCGGGCGGATCTTCGTCAAATCGGAAGGCAAAGTGATTGCCATGTGTGTTTACTCCTGAGCGGTCAGCCCGCTCGAATGCCATACCGCTGCGCAACTTCTGTCAGCGACAGCCCGCCGTAGTTCTTCTCCACGCCCTTGCTCGTGCTCGTGGCGTTGGTGTTCGGCGGCGGTGGCGTCGCCGGCTTCGGCTGCACAAACAATTCGGGATACGCTCCCTTCAACCCGTCCCAGTCGATTTCACCCTTCGCGTCGATCAGCCCATCGGCCACGGCCAGCTTGTAGGCTGCCTTGATGTTGCTCACTCCTTTCGCCGGCGCGTTTAGGATGAAGTCCTTCTCCTGCGTCGCGGCGGCCAGTTGTGCCTGCAAATCGGTCAAGGCCTTCTCCAGCTCGCTGCCCTTCTCGGCCTTGCCTTGCAGGTCCTTGATCTGCTTTGCGAGCGTCTTCGACTCGTCGCGCTCCTTGTCGAGCGCGCCCTTCAGCGCTTTTGTGTCTTCGTTGAATCGCGCTTCGATCAACTTGCGCTGCTCGTCGTTCAGGCTGCCGTGCCATGTGTCCCACGTGAGTGGCTGGGGCGTCTCGCCCTGAGCCTGTCGAAGGGTCTCGCCCTCGGTCGGCGGGGTGGCTGGTGTCTGCGTTTCGGTCATCGTCTGGTTGTTCTGATCACTCATTCGGCATCTCACCTATCCCCGCGCATCCTGCGAGGGGAAAACCAAAAGCGCCGCTCGGAATCACTCCGAGCGGCGCTGATTAGCGGCGTTCGCTTCGTTCATGCAGGCGGCTCACCGGCCACATGAACGGGCGCGTATTTGATTGATTGGGATTTTACAACTATTTTCCCGTTAAGGCGTCCATCTTCAATGCAATCGAGTCACCCAGCCGGCGAATCTCTTTGACATTTGCGCTGGCTTTGCTCACCCATTCACCATCCTCTCCACGCATGCCGGCACGAACCGTTTTCGTAAGCTGCTCAATTTGATCAGCGAGCTCGAGCGCATCTGCATGCACGTCAATCATGTCCGCCGACGGCGTAGACTTTCGGATGCCGGCAGCACACGCATCGAATGCGAGTAGCGCCTGTTCAATATTGATCATCACCGCATCGCCCCCTAGAGTGCCGGCGATGTAGAACTGCGCAGTCGCCTCGGCACACTTCACGATGGCATCCTGAAGTTGCAACACATACAAGCTTGAGCCAATCTCGTCTTTCAGCGGCGCTGGCGCCTGTGTGGCTAGAGGCTGGAACACACGCGCGGGTTGCGACATTTCCACGGAAATGGCGGGTGCGCGGCGAAGATTGCCGGCGTAGATGAAGCCGGCACCCATGCTAAGCGCGGCAGTGATCGGCAACATGACAACGATGAACAAAATGAATTTCTTCATGTGCTATCACATTAGTCGCGCCGGCTCGACGCGTCCGCCGGCTTTTGCACGATATCCGGCAACATCACGCCGGCAATACTGGCATGATGCAGATCACATTGCGCGAGCCGCTGCGATGTCTCGCCATCCAGTAGCCGGCGAATATTCTTCGCGGCGCGCATGAGTTGGCTGTATGCATCCTCAAGCGCCTTGCGTGTTGCTTCGTCCATCTGCCCTTATGCCCTCCTGCTAAACGCATTCGCCGGGTTGATCACTTGCCTGCGTGGTTTCTTCGTCCTAGCGTTCAACTCCGCCCGGGCTGCTTCACGCATCCGTGCTGTTAAGTCGTCAGCCGCATACTGCCGCTGCACGAGTGCCGTTGCAGACCTACACCAACGATGAAACGGCGGGTGCGGCATCCTGTCTGCATAGCGCGGCTGCGCGGTCAAAACGAAGTCGTCACCCATCGCCTGCCACTGTCCATGCGCGTTCAAGCAGCATGGCGTTGTGCGCTCGTCAACGACTGCCACAACCTGCCGGCCCCATTCGCGCATCACCTCGCGAACCCGCGCCCCGATGCCAAATTGCGCGAAATCGTAGCCTTCGAAGCGGGTGCCGAATAGCGCCGGCGCAGCTGCGCTGACGGCCCGCACGCCTTCATCACGTAAATAGGGCGGCAACTCTGCGCGGACGATGGAGCGCTGCACCACCACGTCATGCGCAACCATCGAAAGCAAGACAATCCAGCGCGCCGCGTTCACTGTCACCGGCGCGGGCGTGAGGATGCCGGCTTGCTCATCATTGCCGACAATCTGCGCCTCATCCCCTTGCCCCAACAGCAGCAAGCCCTTAACCCCGATCGCCTGCGCGTCAACCGTCGCCAGGATTGCCGCGAGCGCATCCGGCGGGATGATCATGTCATTGGCCGGATCGATCACCAGCCCGTTGTAATCGGCGTCACGCCGGCCGGCCTCGATGCCCAGTTCCAGTGCGTCTGTGAGCAGCGAGCTGGCTTCTAGTTCAACACTGCGGCGCAACTGTGCCAATGTGTCATTCACGCTGGCCATGCTATCCAGATTGCCGCGCAAAGCAGCCAGTGCCGTGCGGTAAGCGCGAAACACCCCGCGCCGGCTTGACGCATGGCCGAGCGCATCAAACAGCCGCCCCAGCCGGTCAGTTGTGCGGCTGGCGTTGCTCACTGCGCGTTCGTGTGGTGTTGCCATGGGTTAGCCGTTGTTGATGTTCTGCGCACCCAAGGCCATCTGTGCAATCGCCTGGCGCTGCATATAGCTCTGTTCCCGCTTCATCGCCGCGATCTGCTCCTCGCTGTAACCCCACACCTCGCGCCAGATCGTTTCCTCGGGCACGCCACTGGCTTTCTTCGCCGCTGCTTCCTTGCCGAGATCCTCAATGCTGCGCTTCTCCAGCGGCTGCCACTGCGTTTCAAAGATCGCGTTTTCGGCGAGGGATGAGTCGCCATATAGCCGTTCCAGCTTGAGCGCCATGGTGAACGCCTGCGACCACATCGCGCCGATGCGCGCCTGCAGGCGCATGATGCGCGCCATCAGTGGCTCTTTGTATTCCTTCTGCGTGGCTTCGCTCGCCACCTGGCCGGTCATCTGAAAGCGTGAGAGCGGCGTGTCGGTGGTCGTTGCCGCGTAGTAGATCAGCTTGTCGAGCGTGTCGAGGAACGCCGCCGGCGACGCGCCGTCAATCGGCTCGAATGCAGCATCGTTCGGCCCCTTCATGCGCGTGCCGATGATTGCGCCCGGCTCCAGGTTAAGCCAGTTCGAGCGGTCGGCTTTCGGGTCCAGCCCATCAGTGGTGGGATAAAAGCCGAAGGCCTTGAAAATGCGGAACGCGGCAATGCGGTTGCCGGCAAGCAGGTCGATGAAGGCCTGCACAATCGCGTCCTGCACGCCCCATGCATCGATCGCGCCCGGGCGCGTGTCCGGCGCGGTTGCATGGAACACCGGCACGCCCAGCGGCTCGCCGGCGCCGTCCACCCATGACAGGGGCCATGTCGCATCACCTTCATCCCGGATCGGCGTGAGTTTCGGCCCTTCGACAAGGTATTTCTCAATGCGGTCGGGGTAATACTCCGTCAGGCGCAACCTACTCTTGCCCGCGCCCAGTTCCTCGCGCCAGCGCTTCGACGCGCGAATCACGCCCTGGTTGGGGTCATCGTTCTCATAGAACACCTTGCAGCCGAAGCCGTCACCCTCGCCGGTCTCGCGCGGGTTCTTGCCGTCGCCGGCTTGCGTGCTGCTCACGGTTGGGTCGGTGTAGCGCGGGTGCGGCGTGAAGCGCGGCCGGGTGTTGCGCTCGTCCCAGTCGACGATCACAAACGCCTCGCCTTCATTGGCGGTGTCAATGGCGATGTCGTCCTGCTTGATGTCCATCGCGTTGAGCTTCCACACGCGCTCTGCCCATGCGCGCACGGCCACAGCGGCATCGCTCCTGCCTTCATCGTCGCCGGCTTCAGCCGTCGGCACCGTCACGCGAAAGCCCTTCACCGCCATGCGCTCGACGAGCGCGTTGACGATGGGGCGGATGATGTTGACCTTCATCTTCACATCCGCCGAAGCCTGCAGGCCGAGCAGGTTCTTGATGCGCTCGGTTGCCCACACCACCAGCGCGCCCTCGTAATATGCGCGGGCGGTCACCACCTCGCGTTGGCGATATTTCTCTTCATCCGCCTGCCATGCGGCGAAGGCCAGCTCTGCCGGATTCACTTGCGTCATGTGCTCACCTCAGATAGCTACCTCAGATAGCTCATTGCAATCGCGCCGCCGGCGAGCTCGCCGGCCATGCGCCCATATCGGAATGCGTCATAGAAGTCGTCGCCACCGACCCCGTCGTCGTCCGTGTCTACCTTCAGCACATCCTCCGGCCGGTGCGGATCGTGCTGCATGGCGGGAATGCATTCGACCAGGCGCGGGCACGCGTCAAAGATGAACAGCCTCGGCTGGATGCCGCGCTCGATGTCGCCGAAGTCGTTCAGGATTGTCGTCGCACCGCTGATGCGGTCGTCATTTGCGCGATCGAACACGATTCCCTCGTCGGCATACTGTTCGGCCACCGTCCGCTCTGCGCCGCGCTTGCCAAAGATGTCCGCGCCGGCCACGCAGTAACTCACGCGCTCCCAGTTGCCGAGTGCGCGCCACGCGAGCTGCTTGATTGCTTCTGCATGCCGCTTCACAACCCATTGCCGCTCTGCGTGCTCGCCAATGCAGTAGATGTTGCCGTCGCTGTCCTTCGTGAACACATACGCCGCGGTGAAGTGCGTAAAACCGTAGTCCAGGGCGATCCACGCCGGCCAGTTGTCAGGCACGCGGAATGGCTGCACCACGTGCACGTCGCGCATGAAGTTGGAGAAATACTGGCCGGCGGCAATGTCCCAGTCGCCATAGCGCCAAGCGCGCAGCTGCCAGCCGCTCAGCTTCTCCAGCTCGGTTTTGTATTCACGGTTAACGAAGGCGTTGTCGTCCACTGTCGCGCCGATGAATCGCGTTTCGGTCTGCTGCTGCCGGCGCCAGGGCTCAATGAACTGGCGCTTGAAGTCCGCATGCCCCACCCCGCCCGGATTCGTCGTCTCGTAGCCACGGGGCCGCCAGTTCGGCTTTGAAGTGCGCAGGCAGGTATAGATGTCGCGTTTCTTCTTCGCCGTGAGCGTGTTCGCTTCTTCAATCGCGATCACGTCATATTGCAGGCCGAGGTAGTTGTCGATGTCAGACTCGTTTTTGTAATGACCCAGCACGATCTGCGAGCCGTTTTTGAATTCAACGCGCCCGCTGTTCTCGTTGTATTTGTGCTGGAGGTTACGATATGCCGCGCGGCGCAGGTCATTGAAGCTCTCGCGCGCATACTTCAGCACCTTGCGCAGGAAGAGCACCTTCAACTCCGACTGCCGCTGGCAATCATCCGCGCCGATCTGCACCGCCGCCCAGTGACTTTTGCCACCACCGCGCGCGCCGCCATATCCCACGCGAGTTGGGCCGCCGGCATGATCACACAGCCTCGCCGCTGCGCTAGCCTCCAGCTGGCGAGGCTGCAGCACGGCGCCGGCACGGATCAGGTGCTGCATCTGGTCCGCCGGGCATCCAGCCAGCCGGCCGGCCTCAAGGTAACGCTCAAGCGGCGTTGCCGGTGTCGGGCGCGTTGTCGGTCGCGCTTTCGCCGGCAGGGTCAGGATTGCCATAGATGCGGTTCAGTGCTTCATCGAGTTGCGGAATGTTCACGTCCAGCGTGCCGGCGTGCTCATGCTTGAAGTTGTCACGATATTTCTTCGGCTTGTTGGCCTTCAAAAGGAAGATCAGCATCGTGTCGCTGTATTCTTGAATGTGGCCGACCAGGTTGCCCTGCTGATACACCGGCTTCTTCACGCCGTCATGCGCCCGACGCCAGGCTTCTTCTTCCAGCCGCTCAACGGCTTCAGCGCGCGCGATCTGCCACTGCTTTGCAAAATCCGGCTCAGCCTTGCGCGTTTCATAGGCCAGCGTGCGAGAAATGCCGGCAGTCCGGCATGAAGCGCCGACGTTGGCGCGCTGCGCATACACGCGCAGAAATATCTCGCGCCAAGCCGGCTTGCGTTCCTGCCGCCGGCTCGGCCTTGCGCGCTTCTTCTGCGCAGGTTTCTTGCCTTTTTTAGCTGTCAAGTTAAGTCAACCGAAATCGTATACGCGTATACAATTACGTCAGCGCCCACCCCGCCGGCACCCGGGCGCTGGCATTGCGGGTTGATCGTCGGGCGGCAATTCGAGTGGTGTGTGGCGCGGCTGCCAGAAAGCTCGCCGCGCCCGCCGCAGGAGCACCCGAATCGCATGCCGCACTGCGCAACCCGCAATGCACTCCCTCATGCGCTCACCTTCACCCTTAGCACGTCCGTCCGCTTGTTGTTGCTGACCAACACCGACAGGCGAATCTCATAGTCACCCGCCGCCGCCATTGTGAACGCCGACCACTGCACATGCGACGCGCCAACACTGCCACTACCCGCTGGCCAGAATGTTGCAGTCACATCCGCGCCGTCGCTCAGTCGCTTCACGGTTGCTGATGGGCTGGTGAGTGTCGCGCCGGTCTCATAGCGCGACTTCGCAATCTGAAACGGCCACGCATCGCCAGTCAAAAACTCCCGCACATCGGGGATATAGAACTCCGGTTCGTTGTTTGCCATGTTTACCTCGTCACCGTCTCAGTGTGCCGGCGCAATCGCGGCGTGAGTGTTTGTTGTCTGTCTTCGGGCGTGATCGTGTGTGGCCTGATGCGCGGCGAGAGTGTGATGTAGGCCGCCCGCACGTCCGTTCCTGCCATCGTCATGGCGGGCATGACTAACGCGCCTGAGCCGGTGTATACCGGCGCGGTGAACGACCCCGCCCCACTCAGCACAAGCGCCGGCGCTTCAATGTCGCCGCTGCCCGTCGCCGTGCCAGCCGTAAACGTTCCACTGCCGGTCATCGTCAACGCCGGCACGACTAGCACACCACTGCCAGCCGGCACGCCTGTAAACGTGCCATCGCCGGCAATCGTTGGGCCGGCAATCGTCAGGTTGCCCGTGCCGGTGTAGGTGGGTGCTGTAAATGTGCCGCTGCCTGATGCAGTCACGGCGGGCAATGTCAACGCACCCGCGCCGCTGTAGATAACGCTTGCGAATGCGCCCGAACCGTCAAGGTCAAGCGCCGGCGCGATTAGTGATCCACTACCCGTATACGTTGGCGCGGTGAATGTGCCGACGCCCGACACAGTAGCCGCCGGCAACGACATTGCGCCTGTGCCGGTGTAGATTGCATTGGCGAATGCGCCCGTGCCGGCTACTGTGACAGCCGGCGCATTCAACGTGCCGCTGCCTGTATACGTTGGGGCGGTGAATGTCCCGCTACCCGTTGCAGTGATCGGCGCAAGGGCAAGCGTGCCAGAGCCGGTGTATGCGGGCGTTGTGTGCGTGCCTGTGCCGGCGATGGTCAACGCGGGCGATTGCAATGCGCCGCTACCCGTGTATATCGGCGCGGTAAACGTGCCTGACCCTGACGCAGTGATAGCCGGCGCGGCGAGTGTGCCTGTTGCTGAGTAAACCGGCGCAGTGAACGTGCCACTGCCGGCGAGTGTTGCGACTGGCAACGATAGCGACCCGTTGCCGGTGTAGGTGGTCGATGCTTCTGTAAACGTGCCGCTGCCGCTGGCCGTCACTGCCGGCGTGGTCAGTGTGCCTGAGCCGGTGTAGGTTGCCGCACCGCTGGAAGGCTTGATCGCAATCATGATCGTCGCCCAGTGGCGCGTCGATCCTTGCGTCGATACGTAGCTGTTGCCTATCCACCCAGGCGACGAAACGACCAGCGACGAAATGCGCCAGCCGCGAGAGGAGCCGTTGCCGCTGCTCTCGCTGGTGAATCCGCTGGGTGCAGTCGGGACGTTGGATGTTGAGTCAACGCCAACATAGGCGATGGCAAGCGCGTTTGCGGTGTTGGTTGTAACGCCGTAGTAGCCCATCGACTCTGACAAGCCGGTGTTCTGCGTCGGCGTGGCGTCTTCCCATGTCGCATCGTGGCTGGCGATGCGTATCGTTTGAACAGAGCCAACAACGCTGCTGCCCAGCGTGTATGAATAGCTGCTCCCTTCGCTGCCATCCGCGATGCGATAGAAAATCGCGCACAGGAATGACCCTGTGCCGTTGTTGGCGCGGGTGTAGAGCGTCCATCCCGACGGCGGCGTGATGGTCAAATCACTGCCCGCGTCAAGCATCAAACTCGTCAGCAACAGGCTACCCGCGACAATGCCCGATGGCATCGTTGCGCTGGGTGACGATGTTGCTGACGAATATGAATTGCTGGCAGTTGCAGCTACTACAGCATTCATGTATTAGCCTATTCGCCCGATGGTAATGTGATGCTAAGTGAGCTAATCGCAATCGTGCCGCCGGCGACGAAGGTAACGGAATCGAAGTTCACATCGCTGCCGCTGGTGCTGATTGCAAAGTCGATGCGCCGGTCTGACGTGCCGGCGCTCGATCCTGGCGCGGTGTCGCCGGTGCGATAGATGCGCCCCCATCCCGCCGTGCCTGACGCGTCGGCGCTGGTGTCGCTGGTGATCGTCGCAAACGAGATAGAGCCGGATGAAGCGCCCGCCGTCACCGCGTCAGACGCAAGGGTGAGCGTGCCAAGCAATGTGCCGGTCGCCGCGTCGTTTGCCGATGCTGGCTGCGATCCGGTGTAGATGTTGATGCGCCCCGTTGAGTCAAACGCATCAGCCAAGCCGCTGTCAAGGGCTTTGTTTCGTGTGCCTGTCGAAAGTCTTACTGCCATTTTGTCTTTACTCCTGTCAACGCCGGCGCGCCACGTGACGCGCCGGCCTGCTGTCACTAGTTGGGGATGATCACGCCGGTTTTTGGATATTCCTTCGCGCTGACGAGGAACTGCAGGCGGCAGAATCCAAATTCGAACCGGCAGTCGCGCGCCAGCGACTGCCCAACCTCGCCGCTGAAGCGGTTTTGATAGAAGATCCAGCCCATCGTCCTGTGGGTGCCGACGCCGCTGGACTGGCTCAGGTCGAAATGCTGGTTGCGCCCGCAGATCACCCATTCGACATCGACGATGCCGCGCTCGGCCCGGCCATACCAGGTTTCACACCCTGCATCCCGTTGCGCCAGGATGATCGGCCGCTCGCCGGTGTCTGAGGTTCGCAGCGGCGGCGTGCCCGCGCATGGGTTGGCAAAGCAGAGCAGGCCGTCCCAGTAATACACCTTGCCATCGGTCGTTTTCAGCCAGAGCTGATAGTCGTGGTCGCCATGCGCGCGCGCCGGCGCGGTCGAGAGAATGTGCGCGATCCAATATGACTCGGCGCCGGACGAGTGCCGCGCAAACACGCCCTTGTAGCCCACGTGCGATTCTCTGGACTGGCTGAAAGGCTTCGGCGTGTTCGCGCTCATCACCCACGCCGGCGGCGCATCGCCATGCTCATGGCCCGTGGCACAACCGTCCACAACCGGCGGATGCCAGGCGCTCATGGATTCACCACACGCGCCGAGCGCGCCAGGGGCTTGCGTCGGGTGCGCATGCGGGGTTGCCGTTGCGGTCGGCGTGGGGGTTGCGGTCGCCGGCGGTTCCTGCGCCGTGGCGCCGTAGTTGGCCTCCACGAATGTTGTGAGTGCGCTCACGTCGCGGATGTCGAGCACGCCGTCGTTGTTGAGGTCGTAGCGCGGATCGAACGCCGGCGGCGTTTGCGCCCGCGCCGGCACGAGCGACAGCGTCAGAACGAGCGCGATGAAGATCCCCGTAAGTCGTTTGTTCATGTTGTTTTTGCCTCCTGAGTTGCCTCCAGAATTACTTGCCTGAGTTACCTGCACATCTCCCAGATGCGATTCACGTTCCATTCCAGGCTCGTGATCCGCTTCTGGTCTTCCACACGCGCCGCCTGCCAGGCCTGCCAGGCATCAGCAACCATCGTGTCGCGCTGCGAAATGTCGTGCGCCCTGAGCAGCACGAGCGCGCCGGCCTGGTCACGCGCCTCGCGCAGCTCCTCGCGCAGCGCGGCGTTGTCGCGCTCGAGCGCATCGATGCGGTTCTGCAGCGCCACGAGGTCGTCGATGACCCCATACCGGCTGGTGTAGGCCGGCGTGTCGGGCAGATCGGGATATGGCTTTGCCCGCGCCATGGAGACGCCGGCGACGATCAGCGCGAGCGCGACAACGACGATCAAGGCAGATTTGCGATTTCCCATGCGTCTCCTGTGTGTGTCTGGCATTTCCGTGGAAATGCCGGCCTCACGTGCGCGGTCGCTCCCGTCGCGCGCTGCGGATCAGCGCTTCGAGCCGGCCACGCCGATCGGCGGCCAGCACCAGTTCGCGGGCGCGCTCTTCGATGGTGTCGCCGCGGATCGAGTCGGGCTTGATGTCAATGCTCAGCATGAGGGTGTCCAGTTCGTCGACCGAGAATGCCTCCGCCAGATCCCGGATCGTTTCGTAAATGCTTTCGGCCTGCGCATGCGTGGCCGGCTCGATCCGGGCGCGCTCAAGCTGCTCGCCTCTCAAGCTCGCGAGTTCGCGCAAAATGGCGATCTCGCGGCGCTGCTCCTGGACCAGTGTTTGCCAGGCGCCGGACATCATCCGGGCATCTTGTGCAGTCGAGGAATTCCCATTCCGCCGATAGATCGAGATCAGGCTGATCAGAATCAGCACCCCGGTCAGCACGAGCCCGAGGAGATCGCCCAGCGTCAGCACGCCTGCGGTGCCTGTGCCCATCGCTCCTTTGCCCTTTCAACACCACCAGCAGAAACATCAGCATGGCGAACGACCCGTGCAGGTCGAGCAGCACGCGCCACAATTGCGTGAAGACCATGTCGAGCTGGTTGAAATACCCGGCGACCAGCACATAGGCTGTGAAGGCCAGCTGATTGAGGAGGAAGATCAGCAGCCAGGTCACCTGCCACCACTCGATGCGGCGGCGCGCTGCCAGCGCGACAACCACGACGATCACGCATATGCACAGCGCGACGCGCAGAACCCGAAGGAGAGTCAACGCGTCCACAGCTGATCAGCCCTGCCCACCCACCTTTGGGGTGATGAGATATGTGGCCTGGTTGGCCACCAGGGCGGCCACGAACGCGTTCACCAGCGACCACGCGCCGGCCTGCGTGCAGGACGTGGCGTCGATCAGGCCTGCGCAGCCCAGGCCGAAGACGCCGAGCGCAGCCACGAACAGCAGGCTGGCCATCACCAGGCGCTTGCGCGTCGGGTCGAGCTGGTCGAACCAGTCGGAAATGCCGGGAATGTATGAGAAGGCCAGACTGAGCAGGATGCCGGCGATGGCGGACAGAAGTTCAGCGGTCATTTGAGGGTTGCTCCTTTTCGGCCGGCTCCTGCTCGATCGCCTTGATGATCGGCTTGAACAGAAGCAGGCCAATGCTTCGAGGGACTGGCAGCAGCTCGCCGTGCTCGTCGAGGAAGAGATAGTCGTCGGCCTGGCCTTCGAGGACGGTGCCGTCGGCGCGCTGGACCGTGAACGGCGCCGCGATCTGCACGCCGCCGGTGTAATGCCGGGCCGGCTGCACGGGCGTCCAGTCGATGCACGCAGGGTTCCAGGCTTCGCCGCGCACGGTCAGGATGTTGTTCATCTCGTCCAGCTTTCGATCCGCTCTCGATCAACTCGCGATCAACGGGAAAACAAAAGCGCGGCCATCTCTTTCGAGATGACCGCGCAGACACTGCTTCAGTCACGCCCCGCATGCGCGGGGTTCGGTTGTTTCGTGATTATATCCCCTCACCGGGTAAAGGGCACGGCGCCGCCGCCGCGAAGCTCGGTTTTGTCATCCGGCCGCACGATGCTGGTGACCACCTTGCCGTCGAACAGCACCGTCACGCTTGCGTTGTTGATGTTGAAGCCGGCCTGCTCGAGCGCATCCAGCATGTTGATGCGTTGCGACAGCGCGATCGATGCAGCGCGCATGCGAGGGCTGCGCATCAAATGGTTGATGACATTCGTAACGGCATCGTCGATCTGTGGTGTGTTACTCATGTGCTCGTTCGTAACGCGGCGCCAGCGCAGCCGACCCGAACAGCTGCGCTGGCACCCCAACCCAAGAAGGAGACTCGCTCCCGTCAATCATCGAGTCAATCATCGATCTGTGAAGTTTGCCGCCGGCGGGTTCCATGACCACGCCGGCGGCGACCCTGGAGGAGGACCGTCTGTTGGATAGTCGGAGAAGAACGGTTGTTCTACAGCCACTTTCTACAGCCATTCAAGACTTTGTCCTATATACAACCCGCTTCTTCGCGATTTTTGCCGGCTTCGCAGCGGCGTTGCCGCCCTGCATCCATTCGCCGCGCCAGGCGATCCGCTGCCAGCCCGAGCTCATCTCGTTGCCGTCGCGGTCGAGCACCTGATACCAGGCGCGGCCGCCTGCAACGCGCTTGACGGTGAGGGAAGACGTGTTGATGGTGTTGGCCATGGTTAGCTTTTGTGTTGATATTGGCCGCGCGAGATCTGTTCGCGCTGCGTGTGAATGCGCTGCCGCGATTGATGCGCGGCCTTCAAGGCATCCGGCACCCACGCCGGCACGAACTGCCGCGCGCCGGTTTTGCCGAGGAGGGCCAGGTCGCCGGCCTTCACCAGCTCGCGCAGGTAGTGCCGCACGTGGCTCGTCGAGGGGATCTGCGTGGCGCTGCCGATCTCGCGCAGGCTGGGCGGCCGGCAGTTGTTGACGAAGTAGGTTTCGATGAATTCGATGATGAGGGCGCGCCGTTCATGGTTGATCTGGTAGGGCTTGAGGTTGTGAACGTTCATCTCGGATCGTAGATTGTGGGTTGGTGTGTTGGGTTGCCAGTTGTGCTTCCAGTTTCGCGGCGTTCTCCAGCCACCTGGCTGCCTTGTCATGCTCGCCGCGCAGCCGGGCTTGCTCGGCGTTGCGCCGCATCGCATCGATCTCAGTTTGCGGCCCGCGGTGTGGCGGCACCTGCTCGCGCCGAAAGGTGCGGCCTCTGCCGCCCCGCTTGCCCCCTTGCTTTGCGACCGGCGGGGGCACATCGAACAGCGTGAGCTGGCCGGTAGCCACGTAGTCCATCAGGATCCGCACGCCGACGGCTTCAGCGTTTGTCACCAGGCCGGCGGCCTGGCGTTTCTTGGCCTGTTCGAGGCCGGCTTTCACATCGGCCAGCACCTGCTCGTATCGCTCGGGGTGCAAGTTGTCGGCCACGAGTTTGCAGATCTGCGCGGCCAGTTCGGTGCGCTTGCGGCCGTTGATGTTGTATTCGGACAGGAGCTGCAAAAGGCGCTTGTGGAATTGCGCGGCGATGACTTTGAGTTGAACTTTCTGCGCGTCTGTCAGGGTGTCCGCTGCCCCACCCTCGTTGGTGGGCGGTTCTGAACTTTCAGCGCCAGAAAGCGGAACGTCCCTTTGGGGTTCAAAGTTCATTTTTGCAGCAAGCAATGCATGCTGCTGCTTAATAAGTACTGTACGTACTGGTGGTACATATGCATTGGCTGAACTTTGAACTTTGAACTCTGAACTTTGAACTTTGAGGCCGCTTTCCGGCGCTCTTATGCTCAATTCTGAACTTTGAGAAGTTGAAAGTTCATTTTTTATGCCCAAATCTGAACTTTGAACTTTCTCGAGTGAACTTTGAAGGCTGGGCGATTCTTCAAAGTTCATTTCCTCGCTGCTGTTTATGGAGAAATCTGAACTTTGAACCTTGTCCATTGAGCCTTCGCTTTGGCCGGCGGGCGGCACTGAGGATGCCGAGGATGCTGGGGAGTGCTGGGGATCAGCCGGCGCGTCGGTGGCCGGAGTTGAGGGAACCATCACCGTGGATGATGGCGGGTTGCAGGCGCGCATTGAAGCGGCCTGTTCAGGTGTTGCGTTGGCCAGTTCTGGCCGGGTGAGCACGTATTCGGTGTCGCCGTGTTTGTGGCGGACGCGCTGAAGCCAGCCGGCCTCCTCCAGCTCGCCGAGATATTTCACGACAAGCGAGTAGGCGCAGCCGGCGTCCGCGGCCAGCTTGCGGCCGTTCGATGTCAGCCGCCTGGGTGGGCCTGCTATGCGGGCGAGATGGTCATACAGCAACCGGGCTTTAACGCCGGGTTGCCAGCCTCGATCCTGCTCCAATGTTTGTGACCTTTGTGGTCACAGGGCCGTTTTCGATCTTGACACCTGCATGAATGTTGCAGTAGTATTACAAGCGATCACATGCCCTGTGATCATTCCTAGAAAGTCCAATCGATTGTTCCTGAGGAGGATGCGTCGAGCGGACTTTTTTTATTGCCTCATGTAGTTCACGCCGGCACCAGTTCCTCAATGGGGATGTATTGGGTTTCAGCCCTTGCCTTTGCGCCGGCGCTCACTTTTGGGGTCAGCCCCAGATACTCCCGTGCAGCCGTGCGCCAAAACACGCCACGGTCGATCTTGCTGCTTGGTTCACTGCGTTTTACTTCGTTGATGTAAGCCTCGATGGCCTCATCAAGCTCGGGATCAACACGGATCATGTCTCTCTTGTCCGCGGGCTGCTCGCGTTTGATCTGCTGTTTCAGTTTCTGGAGAACTGCGTCATTCACCTTTTTCGCCACTCGTGATCACCTCCGCTCATGTCATTTGATAGCATAAGCTATCCATTGACATTTTGTCAAGCCGCAAAATAAAACCCCGCCGGCGCCGGCGGGGTTCATTCCCTGACTATGTGCGAAGAAGCATCACCCTCTTCGCTGTGGATTGC